AGGCTAAGGGCGGCATAAAAAATCCATATAAATAAAGGCAGACAGAGTTTACACGTCGGGGGAGATAGGAGACATATATGAGTTTTGTAGATGATGCAAGGCAATGGATAGCGGACAAGATGATTGGGGAAGGCGAAGCCGAGAACAAGAAGATTTATAACGCCTTCGAGAAAATCAAAGAGCCCCACGAAAAGGACCCAAAGAAGCAAGACTACGAGAAGATGGGCGTCTCGGAGTACGAACTGGTTCAACAGAGTCAGTTCTACTATAACTCCATCTACTTCACAGCTTCTGACAAAGAGAAGATGATGAAGGAATACAGGGAGATGGCGAACTACCCAGAAGTTGCCGACGCCCTGGACGACATCTGCGATGAAGGTATCGCGCAGGACGAGGAAGGTGAGGTCATGCACCTGCAAGTCAACAACGAGAAGATTCTGCAGAACGAGAACATCATGAAGAATCTCCAAGCTGAGTATGACTACTGTGTCAACCTAGTTGACTTCCATAACAATGCCTTCACTCTCTTCCGTAAGTTCTACGTGGAAGCAGAACTCTTCGCAGAAATGGTAATCAATCCGGATAAACCAACAGAAGGATTGAAGAAAGTGGTAATGCTACCACCGGAAACCATGTTTGTCGACTATGACGAATACGAGCAAGTTAAAGGGTTCAGACAACGTATCGACCCCAATGACGAGCGCGTGAAAGCAATGACTTCTGACAGCGCGGACAAGCGTGGAATCATTTTCATGAAGAACACCCAGGTTGCCTATGTGAACTCGGGAATCTTCACCAAGAATCAGACCGACGAGAAGATTGTACTCTCCTACATGGAACGCGCCAAGGTGGCGTATCGCCAGTTAAAGTGGATGGAAGACAGCTTGGTTATTTACCGCATCGTTCGTAGTCCAGAGCGCCGAGTGTTCTACATCGACGTAGGTAACCTTCCCAAGAAGAAAGCCGAAGAGTACATGAACGAGATTATCCGCAGGTATAGACAGCGTAAGGTCTACAATCCCCAGACGGGTGAGGTGGACGTCGGACGTAACGTACTAGCAATGACCGAGGACTTCTGGCTACCAAAGCGTGGCGACCAGGGAGGCACCAAGATTGAACCACTTATGGGTGGCGCTAACCTTGGAGAGATTGGAGACGTCTTGTACTTCCAGAAGAAGCTCTACAAGGCTCTCAAAGTCCCAGCGAAGCGTGCCGAAGAGTCTGGTGGTCTCTATCAGTATCAAGGCCATGAGAACTCGGATACTCGCGATGAAATCAAATTTGCCAAATATGTTCAACGAGTTAGGACACGTTTCATCGACTGGTTCATCGAAATCTTTAGGACCCATCTGAAGCTTAAGGGCATGTGGGACCAATATGGCCTAAGCGTCAAGGACTTCCACTTCATCTTCAACGAAGAGAATGAGTGGAGAGAAACCAAGGAGCTTCAGAACTGGACAACCCGTATCGCTGTCTACCGCGAGATGCTCGAGTTCGAGAACAAGGACTTCTCTAGGACCTGGTTGAAGAAGAACGTCTTGAGGATGTCTGACGAGCAGATTGAAGAAAACGACGAGGCTATCATCGAGGATGCCAAGAAGCACTTGAAGATGGACGACAAGATAAACAAGATGCGAGCCGAGTACGGCGTAGGACCTGATGGACTGCCCGCGGTAGGACCAGACGGTCAGCCAGTAAAACCAGGTGAGAAACCTGACCCAGCGGCAGCGCAGGCGACGGGCGCACCAAAGATTGACCAGAAGACCGGCCAGATGAGTCCACCGGCAGCAGCGAAGAAGCCCAAGGACCCGCGACCCTTCTGGGCAAAAGGTAAGAAACCAGCAAAGAAGCAATTGAATACCTAAGTATATAAATAAATGCAAGAAGTACCCCAACAAAGGAGATTACTATGAGTGACAATATCAAGAAGTTTGTGGAAGCTGTAGCAAACGAGAAGTACGCGGACGCCAAGGATGTGCTCGGCGCTGAGTTCAAGGAAAAGTTCGATGCAAGGATAGCAACCGCCCGCGGTACCTTCGGATTGCGCCTGGAGAAAGAAATCGACATTGTGGTCAAGGACGACGACGACGACGACAAGGACGATGAAGGCAAGAAGGACAAGGACGACAAGAAGGACGGCGGAGGAAAGAAGAAATTCAACTTCGCCAAGAAGGGTGAGAAGCCGGGTGACAAGGACGACGATAAAGAGCCCGACAATGATGCCGACGACGCCAAGGAAAAGCCAGAAGATGAAGGTGGCGAACCAAAGAAGAAATTTAACTTCCAGAAGTAAGGCGGGCAGATGGACTACAATCACAAAGACCCCGTTTACCCAAGCGGGCTGGATGAAAACAGTGAAACCGATAAGTTCTTAAAGGATAACTTGGACCTCCTTTATAAGCTTATCGGTCATTTTTCTGCGACCTCCGGAGAGTACGATAGAATCAGGGAAGCGCTCAAGCAGAACAGAAAAGCTTTGGGTCTCCCATTTTAGGAGAACTATGAAGTTGGAGCTGAGGCTGCGGATGAGGCAGACGAAATAATGGACCACGGAGCATAAGGAGCACACAAATGACAAACGGATTACGAATTCTTTGGGAAGAAATTGACAGTGCTAATGTCGAGACTGAATTTCTTACCGAGGGCGGAACCGGCAGGAAGTCCTGGTTTATCAAAGGCCCATTCGCTGTCGGCGAAGCAAAGAACAAGAATGGCAGAAGCTATCCGGCACCTATTCTCGAGCGCGAAATCAATAGATTTATCGACGAGAAGGTGGGCAAAGGAATGGCTGGCGGTGAACTAAACCACCCACAGTCTCCCGAAGTCAACCCAGAGAGAATCAGCCACTACATTCAGGAATTGAAGCGTGATGGTAACATCTGGCAGGGTAAGGCGAAAGTCAGCCGCGCTCCAATGGGTAAGATTGTTGAGAGCCTCTTGGAAGACGGCTACAAGCTTGGCGTGTCAACACGCGGGCTTGGAACGGTCGCTGCAAAGGGCATGGTGAACGAGGACTACAAACTAATCACTGTCGACATTGTTGGCAACCCAAGCGGCCCAGGCTGCTACGTTGACCCAATCATGGAGAACAGGGAATACGTTATCATGGAAGACGGTAGGATTGCTGAGAAGTCAGCGGCTGCCTATGCCACCTTGGAACACAAGTTGGTAAGTCTTCCTAAGCACGACATTGAAAAATACCTCAACGAGGCAATCTCAGCGTTCCTTAGGGGGTTGAAATAATGGCAGACCTATTAGATAGAATGAGCCATTACATGGCTTTGGATGAGGGTCTAGGCGCCCTCTCAGTTTTCCCAAGCATCTGGATTAAATACTTAACTACCAGAATCGCTGGAGAGAACACTCAAGTAGTTAGTGGTCCTACCTTTCAGATGAAACCTGAAAAGGATAAGACCAAGGAGTTCATTAAAGCCGTGGAGAACGCCCCAGCGAATACCGCCGGCATCGCTTTCAAGCACGATGGTGATTGGATTGCTTTGGTAGATAAGGACAACGTACAGTATTCTCCAGGCAAGCCATTCCACATGTACTTAGCGACGCCCGTAAAGGAACAGGATTACAGGTCAAAGGAAATGAAGCCAGGTCTGGCACAGTCAACGGTCTCTGACTCCAGGAGAGCACCTAAATGGCGCCAGAAGATGGGAGTATACCAGGAGAAGTTTGAACGCAGGGAGATGAACCAAAGCGAACTATCGTCAGCAATGTATTCGGCTATTTTTGGTAAAGCAAATCCTACACAGGGACCAGCTCCAGAGGGGCAATACAGGCTCCCAACTGAACCACCAACCAACCTGACAATTCAGACGTTCTACATCTTGCGCGACGAGAAGCGTATTCAAATGGCGCAGGTCCGCGCGGACTGGAAGACAGGGCGCGACACTGTAGAGGATGCCTTAAAGAAAGAGTTGCAACCAGCCGCCATCGAGAAGTTGTTGGGCGCCAAAGTTCAACCACTTATTGACGAGTTACTGCACCGTGTTCAGCGTAGAAAATTCGACATGGACAAATTGGTGGACGTCGACTTTACGCTGGCAGTTGCACAGGCAAAGAAAGGTCAGTATGACGGTTCAATGAGCAAGCTCTACGACAACCTTAAGTACATGAAATCAGCGGCAGACGCATACATGGAGGCACTTGGCGCCTTCAAGCGACTCATTGAAGCGTTGAACGATGTGGCAAAACGTCCAACGGATAGCAGGTACCATGGGTCGGCCAGCAGCCCAACAGGCAAGAGCTATACAGCTCTTGACAAGTCGTATCACTGGAAAGATTTTGACAGCGTTGTAGAAAGACTGAAGAAGGAATTTAACATTTAAGGAGAGCCTAATGACTATCACAGAGAAACTAGAAGGATTTTTGAACAAGAACCTAAGCGAGTGTTACAGCCTCGTCGAGAAGAAGGGAATGCTTACCGAAATCGAAATCGGAAGGCTTGACACCCTGCTATTGGAGTTCGTGAAGGCAGTCGGTTTTGCCGATGGTCTCTACCATATCACAATCAACGGAACCCCGTATTCCTACAAGTTGGATGCCGACTATGCCCGCAAGAAAGGCATTGACAAGACGACTGGCAAGGAACAGACCGGTGAGGCCATGGAGAAGGAAATCCACAGAAGGTTCAGCAAGCAGTTCATGGTTGGACCAGGCAAGGCGCTCGATGAATTGAAGAAGAACTCGACTCTTGCAGCGGGCTCGGTCGGTCGTAACAAAGGCCAGACGCCATCAGTTAACCCAGACCATTTTGCACCAAAGGTCAAGGGCGGCGAGATTCCAGTTATGTCACCGAAGCTGGTTACCGCCAAGAAGGAAGCCGGCAAGATTGCAAAGCTTATGGGAGACCTTACCATGGGAGACCTGAAAGGCAACCCAGAGTTGGCGAAGAAAATTCACGACCTGCACACCCTCGCAGCGGAGATTGAGGCGGCTTAATGAATATCACCCAGATTGCCAATGCGCTTAATGAAGCTGAGGACCTAAAAACTCAGCTCGAGCGTGCCAGAAAGCTGAACAACTTGCTTACCGAAGCGAGAGACTGGGCGACTGACATCTATGTAGTTCCTGGAGCCGAGCTCGAAGGTCACATAAGAGATGCTATCAAGGCTAGTGATGCGCAGCTCCAGGCAATCAAGGAAAAGATAGCTGCGAAGAAGTTCTTGAGTTCGTCGGTGTAAATTGCTGTACGTTTTGTTGCGTCTGCTGAAATTGACCCGAAGGTCTATGCGGATAGGGCACTAGAGTATATTCAGAAGGAATTTATTGTAAAGGGGCTTAAAACGATATGAAATACCGTGACCCAGAATACCCAACAGGTCTAGATGAGGCGATGTTTCTTGCTAAATCTGGCAACGATATGAAGGACATCCCAGTCGCAGCCTGCCCAAGGTGCGGTGGTTGGACCTCACAGGGCGGAATGAGTCAGCATGCCCTTTCAGCGGTTCCGGTGCAGGGTAGAACAGGTTGTACCTGCCACGGAGCACTGGAGTTGAAGGGAGCCTACGTGAAGGAATCTGTTGAGGCCTTTTTGAAGGGTCTTAAGGATTTGGAAAGTCAGCTTCATGGTGCAGGTTCAGCGGTAGGTTGGCTCCAGAAGTCAGGGGAGCTGGATGACAACGACAAAAAGAAACTAGGTTTCATACGTGACAAGATTGAGGATTGTCTGTCCCTGACGGCAAAGATGAAGTAATGAAGTATCACCAGGGCTCATTTACACCGAAACGCCCAGAGAAGTATAAAGGGAACTATCCTATTATCTGGCGTAGTTCCTGGGAGTTGAAATAAATGGCTGGACATTCAGGCAGGCATGGAAATTTCACACCCAAGAACCCCAGCAAGTATAAGGGAACCTACCCTATAACTTGGAGGTCAACCTGGGAGTTGAAAATGATGCTATGGGTAGACAGCAACCCAAGGGTATTGAGATGGAGTTCAGAGAGTTTTGCCATACCCTACTACAACAGTCAGAAGCATAGGATGGCGAGATACTTCCCAGACTTCCAGATGGATTATAAGGACAGCAATGGGAAAGTAATTAGGTATGTCATTGAAATAAAGCCTTTTAAAGAGGCCGTCATGCCAGTGATGAAACCACGCCAACGACTCTCGACTAGATTGCACGCGGAGTCGACGTACATTCAGAACCAAGAGAAGTGGGAAGCCGCTGACAAGTTCTGCAAACAGAATGGCTTGACGTTCAAGGTTATCACCGAGAAGGAGCTCTTCAACAAATGAAACCATCAGAGATAAGTGAAGCGTTAGGTCCCATGGCAAGCAATGACCCCAGTCAATCTGGGATGCCCAGCAATGCTCTTGTGCCCTACACCAGCTTGGCGAAAGGCGATAAGTTCAAACTGCCCAATGACCCTGACAATAGTGTCTTGATGAAAATATCAGACCAGAACTACAAGGTTATCAGCAGCGAAACTAGTGATACCAAGAACATGACTTTCTCTATGGCGAACGCAAGAGGCGGAAAAACCCAGAAGGTTTATCTAGTAAAGTAACATGAAACCCAATGAAATCAAAGCTTTACTCTTTGAAGAGACTGCTAAGAAGGGCGATATCGTTAGGGTAAAGGGTGAAGATTGGGTTGTCGCTTGGGTGGACGCGAAGGTTCACATAATGAAGACAGCAGGCAGTCTGGTATCACGAGCAGTTAGCAAATCACATTTGGAGCCAAGAAAAGGCTATTGGAAATTGGTTTGAACAGCATGAAAAAGTTGAGAATATAAATAAGAATGAATGAGGAATAACCTTCCTCAAACCCAAAGGAGAACCATTATGGACTTAACAAAGCTTTTTAAGATTATTGAGGAAGAGGGAAAGATTCAGTTGTCTGACTCTTTCAAAACTACCGTGGAAAACACTTTCAAGGCAGCGGTTGCAGAGAAGGAAGTTGCTCTCACCGAAGCGAAGTCACGCGAAGACGCCTTGACCGCCCAGAACACTGAACTCACCGCGAAGATTGAAGAGATGAAGACGACATCATTGGATGAAGTCAAGAAGGAAGTTGAAGTATTCAAGGAAGGTCTTGTGGAGAAGATTTCAAGTTTCATGGAAATCGAACTTGAGAAGATGATTCCACAGGATATCGCTGAGAAGGTGGCGAAAGCCGAAATCTACGAACCAATCGTGGAAGGCTTCAAGGCAACAATCGCACGCTATGGAATTGTCCTTGAAAGCGAAGGCATGACCCTCCTGAAGGAAGCCAAGGAAGAGATTGAAAAGCTTCGCAGTGACGTGGATGAAATCACCAAGTCCAACTTGGAGATGAAGAACGAGTCAGAGAAGACCGCTGCAGTCATGACACTTCATGAGAAGATGAACGGACTGACAGAAGACCAGCAAAAGAAAATTGTGACTATCTTCAAAGGCAAGAGCGCAGAAGAAATTTCCGAAAGGTTTGACGAAGTCAGAGACCTAATCATCGGAACCAAAGAGACAGTGGCTGACCCCACCCCAGCTCCCAAGATTGAAGAGAATTTGACGATTGAACCACAGGACAAGAAGATTGATGAAGATGTTCAGGAAGACCTCGGACAGAGGTTTATCTAACACAACGAAAGGGTAGAACCCAACAACCAAGGAGCAATATATGGAAAATTTAACACAGAACAAGATTGAAGTTCTCGTCGAGAAGTGGGAAAAGAAAGGCTTTAAGTTGGCAGAGATTGCTGACCAGAAGGCCCGTGGCAACATGGCCATCCTGCTTGAGAACGAGCACCAGTATATCAATGAAGCTGGCTCAACCATCACCACGGACATCGCGGATTTCCGTAAGATTTTGATGCCGTTGACCAGACGTGTGTTCCCAAACCTTTTGGCGAACGAAATCGTCGGCGTCCAGCCTATGGCAGGCCCAGTAAGCCTTGCCTACGCTTTGAGACACCGCACCGGTACAGGGACCTACAATTCATCTGGTGCGCCAGTTGAGCTAGGTTACAATAACATTGACAAGGCATGGACCGGCGGCGCCGCAGCGTCAGCAGTCTATCCGCATGGAACCAACGCATTGCCAACAAGCGCTGGTGAAAGATTGTCCAGCGTTGACCCATCAAGCGCAGGTCAAATCCAGGAAGCAAACCTTGAAATCTTCCAGGCAACCGTAACAGCCGGTACCCGTAAGTTGAAGAGCAGATACTCATTGGAAGCCGCACAGGACTTGAAGAACGTCCACGGTTTGGACATTGAGGCTGAGTTGACCAATATGTTGCAGTATGAAATCGCAGCAGAAATCGACCGTGAGTTGGTAGACCTTATCAACGCAAAGGGCGGCGCTGCATACAGCGACGGCACTGCAAAGCCAGGTTCCTACATTGTCACCTCTGGTGATGGTCAGTGGGAAGCTGAGAAGTTCCGTAACCTGTACACCAGGTTTGTAAGAGAAGCTGGTAACATCGCTATCAAGACAAGACGTGGTGCTGGTAACTTCATCATCGCTTCTAGCAATGTTATCACCGCCCTAGACAGCTTGGGCACCTTCTTGATGCAGCCTCTTGCGGGTGCAAACCCAATGGAAATCAACCCAGGCGTAGCCAAGGTTGGTAGCATTGAGAACCGCTTCCAGGTGTATCGTGATACATTCGCGACCAGCGACTATGCCACCATCGGATACAAGGGACCAGGCGCCCACAACAGTGGCGTGATTTACTGCCCTTACATTCCTTTGATGATTAGCAGAGCCGTTGAGCCAGGCGCATTCTATCCAGTCATTGGTGTGATGACCAGATACGGATTGCTTGACCATTTGTTCGGAGCCAGCGACTTCTACAGCAAGTTGAGTGTGGACTTCACAGGCTTGAAGCAGTGGTAAGAAGTAGTTAAAGAAATGCAATAATCAAGGCCTGGGGCAACCCAGGCCTTTTTTTGTCTTGACAGGCCAAAAATCCTGTGATATAAATAATACTGATGATAGGGCAAATTGAGCTACCTCAGACCATCCTTATCACGAAAGGAGACAACAACCATGAAGCACTAGACCCGTAACCATTCCCCGTAATTCTCCGGTTATATGCAAGAGCACGTGACCCTAAAAACCTAAGGAGAATTACAATGGAAAACAATTTCGAGAACACCCCAAAGTCGTTATTCACAAGCAAAGAACAGTACCTGCAGTTTGTGGAGGCTTTCAAAAAGGCATCCAAAGAGAAAAACCTTACCACCGAGCATTTCATGCTCTACGCTATCCTTCGCAATAAGGACTGGCGCAAAGGTTTTGCCACCATCACCAACCATAACAAGTTGACGTGTAGTGGGATGAAGCCAAATGGAACGCTTCATCACTATCTGATGGTCATGAGGAGCCGCTGTCAAGACGCCAAGAACATGGAAGTCATGAAGGAAGGCTGGGCAAAGGAGTTAGCCAAGAAGATTAATTCAGACTTGGTGAGGCCCTTTGGTGGGTTCATCACACTCCAGATGCTTGAGAAACTCA